GAACACTATAAGAAGTGGGGTTTTCTTGGTCCAGTTGCTCGTATGGTATTGCAATCTAAAATAGCAAGTACCGTGTACGGCACCTGGCATCGTTATAAAGTCCGCGGTCGCCGTAAAAGTGGAGACAATGATACCACTTTAGGCAACACTAGAATAAATATTATTGCCCATTGGTCTTTCTTCAAGAAACACGGTTTTAGGAAATTCAAAGACATTTTCATGATGATTACTGGAGATGACAGTTATTTGATCGTTTGTAAAAACAAAGTTATGAAAGTGTTCGGAAGTATTGCCAAAATGAAGCGTGATCTTGTAGCACACATGAAGGGTAACGGCTTAGTCTACAAAGTGGACACAGCTAATGATCCCACGGACGCAGAATTCTGTAGTTCGAAAATGTACCCGATTGGTATGTTAGATTATGCAATCGGGAAAAAACCGGGGCGTTGTTTGTGTAAGTTAGGTACGTACCTATCGCACCAACGCACCATGAACCGTTCGCCGGAGGAGTGGCGGCAAATAATAAAAGGTACTCTTTTATCTTATTTGCCAACTGCCAACCATGTGCCATTCCTTCGTGTTTATGTTAGAGCCTTGCTAGAGGAATTAAAACACTACGAGGCGCTTTACGATGAAGACACTTTTTATCGGTTGAAAGGTGACATCGTCGAAGCCACAGATTATACGTGGGCTCATTTCTTCGTTGTTTACGGATTAACAACAGTTGAGGAGGACATATTTGAAAAGAATCTTCGGTCTAATATAAAAAAGTACGGTTTATCGTTTGTTTGTACTGATCCTTACGTCCGAATTATGAAAGACGTTGAGGATGCAGCAACAGTGTAATTGACGAATTACACTGCCTAGCCGCAGGGGGGACGGACCCCCTGAGAAATTTCACCGTTTTAGGAACTACAGGGGGAGGAAATAGTTTTATAATCGGTGATTTTTCTGTCCTATTTTTGGGGACACTTTAACTGGCTAGGCCCTGGGCTAAAAAGGGAGTAAAACTGAACAGCGTTGCCCAGTATTTTACGCATTCCCGCAACATTTTTCTTTATTATGAGTAATAAAAAGCAAATCCACAAAACAAACAAAAGATTGAGGCGTCAAATCTCTAAACTAAAACGCAACAAAAAGAACAAAATCGTCAAACTTGGCCAGAGAGGCAGAACTGTTAAAGCTCCTGCTGTTTATGGCTATACCCGCAAGACTGGTGTTCATAGGAACAACCGAATTAAACATGTTGAGCAAGTCGCCACCCTTAACAAAACCTCTGGTGGCACCAGCTTCTGGACATTCAAGGATGTTAATCCTGGGCTGGATACTTTCTTTCCATGGTTATCCATCGTAGCACATGGTTATGAGAGTTATATTTATAACTCTTTCGTAATTCGTTTTGTGCCTGCTGTTTCGACGGCTGATGCTGGTACTATTTTCATAATACCGGATTACGATGCTGCTGATGTAAATGATACCACGTCACTGTCCGAAATGATGTCACATGAGGATTCTGTTTCTGGTCCAATGTGGAAAATTCTCGCAATGCGCTCGACATCGTCCAATCTCAAAAAGAGTAAACAGTATTATGTTAGAACCAAAGAACTTAAATCTGATTTAGATATCAAGACTTACGACACTCTACAGCTAGAGGTCTGTTGTGTTTCTGCATTTACTGGGACGATCGGGTACATCGAGGTCGAATACGACATAACGCTTTTCACACCTCAAATCAATTCTATAATTACAGACTCATTGTTTGGGTTAACAACGAACTGTGGCACTACTTCCACACTTCCGTTTGTTGACACTTCAAAAACAAGCGGTTTGATGGGTATTACATCCACAATCGGTGCTGACGTCACAAGCGAAACCACAATAGCTTTATGGGAGCCTGGGCGCTACCTGCTGCAGTTGTATGCCAAATTACCTACCCCTACATCTGCAACGCCTGCAACACCAACTGTTGATCTCGGTGGAACGTTGTCCAATGTTGGAAACATTCTTGACTGGACTGGTGTTGGAGAAGGCCTTTGGAATTACATCCTCGAGATTCCAAATGGGGTAAATTCAACAAATGCGCTCACGTTAACATGGAATGGTATTACTTTTATGGGGAACCTAGCTTCTGTTCAACTTATGTTGTCAGATTGGGCCAAGGGTATACCGTTTGCCATGTACAAAACGATTGGGACTGGTCTCAAACAAACCAACCTCCGTGCCATTAACAACAAGAAGTTTAAGAAAGACTACGCTAAGGATGAAAATAAGAAAACCGTAGTTGAGACCAAATGGCAAGTCCTTGAAGGTGATCAAAAAGGTGATCTTGACGACAAAATCCGCGAATGGATCGAGAAGCAATCTAAGCTTAGCTCGAAAAATTAGCGGTGCCGACGGGCTGCCCCTATAAACAGGAGATGGGCACCTAGGTCCTTTTAAGGACCCATGCGCGCTTGCATGAAACCGAT